ATTTAGATATTACGGGTACAGGTTTCCAGTCTATATTCAAATACGATAAATCACCATTGATTGATAATTCATCTTTATATTTTTGTACAGGTTGTTCACCTCTGGCGTATAGTCTTAAGTTTAGAAGAATTAAAAAAACAATTTCCGGATTTGTCTTATGAAGACATGAAAGAAATAGAAAAATACGAGGGTAATACAAGTTATGTACGAAATTATAATGGTACTTATCAAGATGGAAACATTGTTCAAGTATTATACTTTGAATATAAAACATATTCTAATCAAGTATTTAAAATAAAACAAACAGATCAAGGATTAGAAAAAGCATTGGTAAAAACAGATTTTTTTAATCCACCACCAAGTGACAATTTTAATGTAGTATCAAGATCAATAGAAGTCTTATATAGCGGGGCTAAAATTCTAGGGCATAATAAAATGCTTGAATGGAAATTAGCTGAGAACATGACACGCCCAGTAGCAGACACTACAAAAGTTGATATGAACTACGCTATTACAGCGCCTAGAATGTACCGCGGAAGGGTTGAATCTTTAGTTAGTAGAATTACTACATTTGCAGATATGATCCAATTGACACATTTAAAACTACAACAGGTATTAGCTAAGATGGTACCAGACGGTGTATTTGTAGATGTTGATGGACTAGCAGAAGTTGATTTAGGTAATGGTACAAATTATAATGCCGCAGAGGCTTTAAATATGTATTTCCAAACCGGTAGTATTGTGGGTAGATCTATGGCTCAGGATGGGGGAATGAACCCAGGCAAAGTGCCTATTCAAGAATTACAAACATCTGCTGGTGGAGCAAAAATACAATCATTAATAGCAACTTACCAGTACTATTTACAAATGATTAGAGACGTTACCGGGCTGAATGAAGCAAGAGATGGTAGTATGCCAAATAGAGATTCATTAGTTGGGTTACAAAAAATGGCAGCGGCTTCTTCTAATACCGCAACAAAACATATTTTAGATGGTAGTTTATTTTTAACATTAAGAATATGCGAAAATATATCTAAAAGAGTTGGCGATGCTTTAAGTTACCCTTTAACATTGAATTCTTTAACACAAAGTATATCTGTATTCAACGTTGAAACACTTCAAGAATTAAAAGATTTAGATATTCATGATTTTGGAATATATCTAGAATTAGAGCCAGAGGATGAAGAAAAAGGACAACTAGAGCAGAATATCCAAATTGCATTACAATCAGGAGGCATCGATCTAGAAGACGCAATAGAGATAAGACAAATTAAAAACTTGAAATTAGCCAATCAATCTCTTCGGTATAAGAGAAAGAAAAAGATGGCACAAGATCAAGCAAACCAACAAGCAAATATACAAGCACAAGCGCAGGCTAATTCGCAAACAGCAGAAGCAGCCGCAATGGCAGAGGTGCAAAAGCAAGAAGCGTTGGCTCAAACAGAAATACAGATTGCTCAAGCTAAAAATCAATTTGAAATACAAAAGATGGAATTTGAAGCGCAATTAAAGAAACAGTTAATGGCAGAAGAATTTCAATACAAAATGCAGTTAGCTCAAATACAATCGCAAGCGAATACGGATAAGTCAAATAAGATGGAGGATAGAAAAGATGCTAGAGAGAAATTAAGAGGCACTCAACAATCTGAACTAATTGACCAAAGACAAAACAATACAATGCCTAAAGACTTTGAGTCTGCTGGTTTTGATAATATGGGAGGGTTTGATTTAGCCCAATTTGAACCAAAATAAATTTTATTAACAATTATATAATATTTTATCATGTCAGAACAAGTACAACAAGAGGGCCAGTTTAAGCTTAAGGCTAAGAAAACTACCCCTAAAAAATTAGTTAAAACTGATCAACCTATAAAAGTTGATTTAGTAGCAGCTAAACCACAAGAGGAACCAATAAAAGTAATAATTCCTAAAGAACAAACAGATGCCATTCAAGAACAAAGCCCAGCGGAAAGCGTGTTACACGCAGAACAACCTGAATTGGAATTGCAAACAGTGGAACAAGGAAACGAAGGGGCCGTTGAAAATGTTATTGAAGAAATCAATCAACAAGAAATAGTCCAAGAAACAGTAAACTTAGAACAAGAATTAAACAAGCAAGTTCAAGAACAAATAAACACAGGCAAGAAGTTACCTGAGAATATAGAAAAACTAGTATCTTTTATGGAAGAGACTGGGGGAACAGTTGAAGATTACGTCAGATTAAATACTGACTATTCAAATGTTGACAGTAATGTTCTATTAAAAGAATACTATAAAAATACAAGGCCTCATTTAAACGAAGACGAGATTGAATTCCTAATAGAAGACAATTTTGATTATGATGAGGATCTAGACGATGAACGCGATGTACGTAAAAAAAGACTCGCTTTTAAAGAAGAGGTTGCAAAAGCCAAAAGCCATTTGGAACAAGTTAAGAGTAAGTATTATGACGAGATCAAGTTGAGACCGGGTACTACTCAAGAACAACAAAAGGCGGTTGACTTTTTTAACCGATATAATAAACAGCAAGAATCAGCCGAAGCCCAACACTTTAAATTTAAAGATGACACTAAAAAATTATTTGCACAAGAATTCAAAGGTTTTGAATTTAACCTTGGCGAAAAAAGTTTTAGATACGGGGTTGCAAATCAAGACACGTTAGCTGAAAAACAATCAGATATTTCAAATCTTATTAAGAAGTTCTTAAATAGCGATGGAGAAGTAGTTGATGTTAAAGGTTATCACAAAGCGATTTACGCAGCAGAAAATGCAGACACTATTGCAAAACATTTTTATGAGCAGGGTAAAGCCGATGCTATTAAAGAAGTTGTTGCAAAATCTAATAATATAACTAATGCACCTAGGACAGTTCCTAATGGAGATGGTTTTATAAATGGATTTAAAGTTAAAGCAATAAACGGTGTGGATTCTTCTAAATTAAGAATAAACCAAAATAAATTTAACAATTAAAACTTAAAAACATGTCAAATGTTCTTCCACAATTCGGTTCAATTAAACCGTCTCAAAAACAACAAGCGTTAGAAACAAATTACTTAAACTTCACAAACGGAAGTGGTAATGATTTCGCGCAACAATATTTACCAGAGGTATATGAAGCAGAAGTAGAACGTTATGGAAACAGAACTCTTTCTGGATTCTTACGTATGGTTGGTGCTGAAATGCCAATGTCTTCTGATCAAGTAGTTTGGTCTGAACAAAATAGATTACATATTGCTTACAAAGATGTAACTTGTGCTTCTGCAACTACTTTAACTTTTGTTACTGGAGGTACTGGAGCTAACTTTGTAAACAACGTTATTTCTGTAGGTCAAACTTTAGTAGTTATGAGTCCTTCTACAGGAAAAGAACTTAAAGTTTATGTTACAGCTTCTACTGCAGACGCTGCTACAGGAACAGGCGGAACTACAAACCCTGCAGTTATTACTGTTAAACCATATACTCAGTTAGATTTAACTACTGGGGCTGGAAACGTAGTTAGTTTTGCTGGGGCAACAGATCTTAAAATCTTTGTGTATGGTTCTGAATTCAAAAAAGGTACTACAGATGCTACTTTAAACTCTGTAACACCGTCTTTTACTCAGTACAGTAACTCTCCAATTATTATCAAAGAAAGATACCAAATCTCTGGTTCTGACACTGCTCAGATTGGATGGGTTGAAGTGGCTACTGAAGATGGTACATCTGGGTTCTTATGGTATTTGAAAGCTGAATCTGAAACAAGATTACGTTTTGAAGATTATTTAGAAATGACTGTTATTGAAGGCGAGTTAGTTTCTGGAGGTTCTACTTTATTAAGTGGTAACAACATTAAAGGAACTCAAGGTCTTTTCTCTGCGGTTAAAGAAAGAGGGAACGTTGTAAATAACTTTACTGCTGCTGCGGGTTTATCTGATTTTGATTCAATCTTGAAAAACTTAGATACTCAAGGAGCTATTGAAGAAAACATGTTCTTCTTGAATAGAGCTACTTCTCTTGACTTTGATGATATGTTAGCTTCTTTATCTGCTGGCGCTGCTGGTGGTGTTGCTTACGGATTGTTTGAAAACTCTGAGCAAATGGCGTTGAACTTAGGTTTCTCTGGGTTTAGAAGAGGGTCTTACGATTTCTACAAAACTGACTGGAAATACTTAAATGATGCTTCTACTCGTGGAGGTATGGCTAACACTTCAATTGATGGTATCTTGGTTCCTGCTGGAACTTCTACAGTATACGATCAACAATTAGGTACTAATATCCGTAGACCATTTTTACACGTTCGTTATAGAGCTAACCAAGCTGACGATAGAAGAATGAAATCTTGGATTACTGGATCTGTTGGAGGAGCTTATACTTCTGATCTTGATGCAATGCAAGTACACTTCTTGTCTGAAAGATGTTTAGTTACTCAAGGCGCTAACAACTTCGTGTTGTTCACAGCTTCTGTATAACAAATTGGTAATATTGCCCCTGCTATTGTAGTAGGGGCAACTATTACTTTTCTATTAAATTATTAAATTATATTATATTATGGCAATTGCTACAAAACAAAAAGAAAAACAAACTCCAGTAGTTACTAGAGTTGAAGAGAATGATTATATTGAAACGGTTAAAGAAGCTGTTAAAGTTGAGACAACAAAAGAGTCTCCAAAGGATACTTGGGAAATCAAAGATAGAATTTACATTTTAAGTGATAGCAATTTACCATTGACTTTTACATTACAAAGTAAACATACTGCAAGATACCCATTGATATGGTTTGATAAGAAAACAGGCGACCAACAAGAGTTAAGATACGCCACTAACCAAAACTCTCCGTTAGTATCGGAGCAAAAAGGACAAGCAACATTAGGTCATATTATATTTGAGAATGGTATTTTAAATGTTCCCAAAGAAAAGAAAAACTTACAGAAGTTACTATCTATTTATCACCCAGGCTTAGGCATAAAATATACAGAGTTTGACGCAAGCATTGAAGCTTCTGATGACTTAGATTACTTAGAATTAGAAGTGGAAGCAATGAATGCTGCGTTTAGTATGGACGTTGATGAAGCAGAAGCAATTGTAAGAGTTGAGGTAGGCTCTAGAGTCAATAAGATGAGTTCTAAGGAGATAAAAAGAGATTTGCTATTGTTTGCCCGAAACAATCCTATTTTGTTCTTAGAATTGGCTAATGACGATAATGTGCAGCTTAGGAATATTGCAATTAGAGCAACTGAAATGAATATTATAAAACTATCGCAAGATCATAGAACATTTATGTGGGGTGAAAATGATAGAAAATTAATGACGGTACCATTTGATGAGAATCCATATTCTGCAATGGCTGCGTTTTTTAAGACTGACGAAGGTATTCAAATCTACCAGTCTATAGAGAAAAAACTTAAATAATACGTAATACTAATATATAAGCGGTTATTGTAATTAAACCTGCAATAACCGCTTTAATATTATAATAAAAACAACAAATGGCAGTAAGTGTAGATATAGTTTATAGAACTGTTTTATTAATTATCAACAAGGAACAACGAGGTTACTTAACTCCTGATGAATTTAATAAAACGGCAGCTCAAGTACAACTAGAAATATTTAATGAATATTTTGAGGACTTGACACAACAATACAGAGTTAATGGAAACGATACAGAATATAGTGATCGTGTAAAAAGCTTAGAAGAAAAAATAGCTATATTCCAAGAATCAGCTCCATGCTCTTACGCTAGCGGCGTATTTACTTTAAATATACCTACGGCAATTACGCCGGCTCCACAGCCTGAACTTTATAAGTTAGGCACTGTTATATATAAAGATGAGAAAGAAGTCCAATATGTTCAGCCAAATGAATTATTAGAGCTTAACTTATCTCCGCTTACTAAACCTACGGAGTATTGGCCAATATATACTTATAAAAATTTTAAGATTAAAGTATATCCAACAACTATTACGGGCAATGATGTAATATCTTGTACGTATATAAGAAAACCATATAACCCCGTATGGAATTTTACTACATCGCCACCCGCTTATCAATATGTATATAGTCCTACCGATAGTCTTACAAATCCTAGTGTTAATTTTGATTTGCACCCGACGGAACAAACAAACTTAATAACAAGAATATTATTGTATTCTGGTATTATTATAAAAGATCCGCAAATTATACAAATAGCAGCACAACAAACCCAAGCTGAGACAATTAATTCAAAAAGCTAATAAAAGATGCCAATACAAAATAATGGTTTAATTACCGAAACTAATAGACAATATTACGAAGGGGCTCAAGGTTTTATAGGTGATGAAACTACTAGAGCGTTTTTAACAACTTTTAATACAGATTTAATTTTCTTCAGTTATGATCCTAATAATGTAAATTATGCTTTAAATAACTTTAAGTTATATACAAGTTTTACGGGATTGCCTGGTTCATTTGAAGAATTTACTGATGTCTATAGTGTAACTAATAACGTAGTAACATTCCAAACCGCCCCAGCCGCTGGAGAATACATAGTAGTACAGTTAAAAGTATTAGATGGCGGCAATTATGGGCAAAGCAATGCCGAAAAAGCCTATGGCAATATCGTTGAGCAAAACTATGGCGGTTATTCTTATTTAACATTAAATGATGTTATAAATAACTTTATGGTTGCTTATGTTGGTAAAGATAAATTAATACCTAGTGTTAAAAGAACTGACGTAATATTTCATGCTAAAAGAAGTATGCAAGAGTTTAGTTATGATACATTGAAAAGTATAAAATCGCAAGAGTTAAATATACCTCCTAGTTTAAGCATTGTATTACCTCAAGACTATGTTAACTATGTTAAAGTAGCATGGATTGATGAGCAAGGTGTTAAACACCCTATTTATCCTACAAACAATTTAACTATATCCCCGTACGAAAATCCAATACAGGATTCTAGAGGAGTGCCAGTACAAGATAATTTTGGATCTAATATTGAAGGTGACTCTTTAACTGAAATTAGATGGAAAAATAACGGGGCTTACTCAATGACAGACAATCTTAATAACGGTGGAAATTGGACAGACAATGGATATGGTTATGATAATTGGTTATGGTATGGCTATTTCGGACAAAGATATGGGCTTGATCCACAATACTCAAATGCTAATGGATATTTTACCATTAACGATAGAGAAGGTAAAATTTCTTTTAGTAGCGGAATGGTTGGTAGATTAATTGTATTAGAATATATATCGGATGGACTTGCGTACGATTTAGATACAAGAGTGCCAAAATTAGCTGAAGAAGCTATGTACGCTTATATTATACATGCTATTTTATCTTTAAGAATCAATCAGCCAGAATACATAATTCAACGCCTTAAACAAGAGAAAAACGCTAAGCTTAGAAATGCTAAAATTAGATTATCTAATGTTAAATTAGAGGAGATTACCCAGGTATTACGTGGGCAGTCTAAATGGATTAAACACTAAAAGAAATGGCAGAAACAAAAAATAGTTTTTTAAGAGGTAAGATGAACAAGGACATTGACAATAGACTATTGCCTAATGGAGAATATAGAGATGCCAGAAATATACAAATAAGTAGATCGGAAGGGTCTAATGTTGGTACATTGCAAAATGTATTAGGAACTGAAAGATTAATAGATTTTAGGAGTGTAACTGGTTATGACGTGGAGTCTATAGGTACTTATGTAGAGGGTAGTGAAAACAATATTTACATATTTTTAACTGACTACACAAATCCAGAAGGAGAGAATGTTTATAATAAAAATGCATACAATGCTATTTACCTATACAATACTTTAAATGGATTAATAATACCACTTGTTGAAGGCGCTTTTTTAAATTTTTCAACTACGAACCCTATATTTAGTGTAAACCTGTTAGAAACATTATTATTCTGGACAGATAATAGAAATCAACCAAGAAAGATAAATGTATTAACAGCGCAACAAAACCCAGGTTATTATTCTTTAGAAGAACAAATATCTGTTTCTAAGTTAAATCCTTTTTTGCCTATAAACTTATATAAGGAAAGTGATATTGTTGCAGCGTCTGGACAATATGAAACCTCCATGTATGATGTTACTAGCGAATACTTGCCGGGAAGAGGAGGCACAGCTAGTGTTAACGTGGCAGTAACGGCATCTACAACAATAGTTATAGATGGGTTTTCGGCTGGATTTGTTCCCGCCCTAGGGCAGATAATTACAGGTACAGGTATTAACCCTGGTACTAATGGAGCAAAGGTTACGAATTATAATACAGCGACTAATACTATAACAGTGTCTGTTGCTCAAACATTAGCTGACAATACTGTTTTAACATTCAACGCTAATCCTTATTATCAGCCAGACTATATTGGTGACCCAAATTACTTATCTGATAAGTTCATTAGATTTGCATATAGATTTAGGTTTGATGATGGGGAATATTCAATATTTTCACCTTTTACTCAGCCAGCATATATGCCAAAACAAGATGGATATTTTCAATATTTTCCATTAGTTGAAGACGATGCTACAATAATACCCGAAAAAAACGATGAATCAGACGCTTATAGAAGTACTATTGTTAGTTTTATGGAGAATAAAGTTAATAATATTTTGCTGCAAATTGTATTACCGGGACCTGCTAATCAAATACAATCGGATTTTAAAATAACTGAGGTTGATATTTTATATAAAGAGTCGGATGGTTTATCTATAAACGTTGTTGACACATTGCCAATTGAATTGATTGCTGAGAAGTCCGGAGCATCTAACGTGTATACGTATAACTATCAATCAAAAAAACCATTTAAAGTATTGCCAAATAAAGATGTTATTAGGGTTTATGACAAAACACCTGTAAAAGCATTTGGACAAGAAATAATAAGTAATAGAGTTGTATACAGTAACTATCAAGATAAATTAAGTTATCCAAAATATCTTAACTATAATGTTGCTTATGGCGACAAGAGTCCATTTGATGTAGCGGCCAATTACACAAGCATCGTTGAATATCCTAATCATACAGTAAAACAAAATAGAACATATCAAGTTGGAATTGTTTTAGCGGATAGGTTTAGTAGACAATCGGGGGTTATATTATCAAACAACAATGTTGGATCTACTGGTGTAGAAACGGGAACGTTATTTGGAGCTTCAACATTATATGTTCCATATAGAACAATTGAAGATACCCCTGTTGTAGAATGGCCTGGGTGTTCTTTAAAAGTATTATTCAATGAAGTTATACCAACTAATCCAGACGTTTCAACCGGTTGGCCTGGTCTATGGAATGGAGAAGCGGGTTCTCCTGACTATAATCCTCTTGGATGGTATTCCTATAAGATTGTAGTAAAGCAAACAGAACAAGATTATTACAATGTATACTTGCCCGGGTTAATGGCTTCATATCCGATGTCAACCGACCTTGAGCGAGGTAAAACATCACATACGGTTCTTATAAATGATAATATAAATAAGGTGCCTAGAGATTTGTCAGAAGTAGGACCAGCTCAACTACAATTTAGAAGTAGTGTTACATTATTTAGTAGAGTTGATAACGCTATGTCAGAACTAGCGATTCCGATACCTCCTACAAATGTGCAATATTATCCCGGCAATACGTTTTCTTTTGTTAATACAATTGCAACTAATAACTCTTTATTTGGAACAGATAAATTAGTTCCACCATCACCTCCTGCTCCATTACCAGCTGGATTTTTAGGATTTTATAATGTTGATTCTAATCCATTAATTGGTAGAATAACCACTGATGGTATTATAGGTACATTTTCAAATGAAATGCCTGCGCCACCTCTTTCCCCTATATTATCCGTTATGGAAACAAGCGGAGTTGAATCTAGATTAGATATATTTTGGGAAACAACTAGCGTTGGTATAATAAGCGAATTAAATGAATTGATATTAGCTGGCACACAAGGAGCCCGTAGTATTGAAAACTTTGTTTATACGCATAGAGAAAGCATGGAGCCAGGTACAACTCTAACAACTTTGTTTTACCCTGTAGACATATCTGGAGACGCAATACTTGATTCAAATATATCTATGACTGTGAAGAATACTTTAGGCACAGATAGAAGTTCTGAATTTGTATTGGTTAAAGTAGATGGAAGCGGATTAATACCTGATTCCTACTATATAAAAACAGCTCCTGGCGCTTATTTCTATTATGGATATTCAGCCGCGTATAATGAGTCTTATACGTTTAAATTTACTATCACCGCAGAGTCTTTAAATACTATTGTAACTAGGTCTGGATCACTATCTAATGTTTCGCCAACTATTGATCCTGATAATCCTGCAGATATCATTATAATGAATGACTTTAATGACTCCCCTAGGTTCTTCGCTCGGAATGGCTCGCTTATTGCTGGAGGCGTTTCTACTTGGGACATAAGCTGGGCGGTAGTAAGTCAAGCAAGCGTTGCGACAGGCTTGACTGTAAATTTTTTCTCTATAACAAATAGTCCTATAAATGTTGGCCCAATAAAAAGGGGGGATTTAATTGCCTCGCAAGATACTATAGATGGCGAATATGAGGTTACTGTTAGTGCTACAGATGCTGGTGGATTAACTGTGCTTAGAGGAGTAACTGTTAGGTACGGCGTGGATTAAGATATAAACAAGTAATAATAATAATAATAATATGGCTGCAGAAATTGAAGTTAAATATTTTAATACATTCTTTTTAAATAAAGACGTATTGCCGGCTACAGAAGAACTTGCCCCATCTCCTGTATGGAATGGGTCTAGAGGTATACCAACTATAATAGGTGGTTACCCTGTAATTTCTGCTGCATTAGGGGAATTTGGCAACTGGGCAATAGAAGAAGCTAGAATACACGGAGGTTATAATAATACAGCGACTGATTATGGGGTTAAAGCATATATAGTTGAAGACGATAATCAGGGAGTAATTAAATCTAGTGGATTAATATATTCTGGAATATTTAATTCTAGAACAGGTGTAAATGATACAAATCAATTTTCAGTTGGTGAAGATATAACTAAAGGATTAGATCCCGCAAATGGTTCTATACAAAAATTATATGCAGAGGACACCAACTTAATTATATTCCAAGAAAATAAAGTTAGTCGGGGCTTAATTGATAAAGATGCTATTTATTCAGCAGAAGGAGGGGGAACATTAACATCGTCTAATACGGTGATAGGCCAGATACAATCTTACGCTGGTAATTATGGAATAAGTAGAGATCCTTTAAGTTTTGCGGTTTACGGTTATAGAAAATACTTTACTGATAAATACCGCAATGCGGTATTAAGGCTATCACAAGATGGTATAACGGAAATATCAGAATATGGAATGGTTGATTTTTTTAGAGATGAATTCAATAACATTGATTCACCAATATATGGAAGTGGGCTAATAATAGGGGGATATGATATATATAATAAGGAATATGTAGTCTCTTTACAAAAGTCTATATCAAATCCTGATAAAACATACAACACATTGTCTTTTGATGAACAAGTAACTGGGTTTACTAGTTTATTTGATTATAGACCAGATCAATTGTTTAGTTTAAAAAATAAGTATTATTCAACTAAGACAGGTGCATTATATGTACATTATAGCAATAGTGTACCAAAGAATTTCTTTCATGGAGAGCAATTTAATTCCAGTCTTACCTTTGTATTTAATCCCGACCCATCATATTCAAAAACATTTCAAACAGTTAATTACGAGGGATCAACTGGATGGGCGTTAACAAGTATATATACGGATTCAAATACTGGTGTACCTATATCGTCTGCGACTGTATCTTATAATTTAAACTCTTTGCAGAACCAATTGTTTACAAATAATTTTAAGCAAAAAGAAAATAAATATTTTGGGAATATAGTCAATATAACCCCGCCATCTGATGGTACAGTTGTATACGGACAATCAATGTCGGGTACCGCTGGTTTTTATGCCGTAGGAACTCTTACTTTTCCAGATCCATCACTAGAATTTCCGCCTTATAGTAATCAGGCAACTTTATTTGCAGTGTCTTCGGATTATGCGCCTTCATCAAGTTAAATTTAATTAAATAAAAATAAAATAAAATGGAATTAAGCATAAGAGACCAAATAGACGCGTTAGAGGCTAGTTTAATGGACAATGCTGAAGAACTTGAGTTAGTTATTGGAGATTCAGATATGTTCCCTCTAAAGCACTCCTTTGTAGATGGTTTGTATATCCGCGAAATGGAGATGAAGAAAGATTACTTTGCTATAGGTAAGCTACAAAAACACGAGCATTTATGGATGCTTTTAAAGGGGCATTTAACAGTTACTACAATATCAGGTTCAGAAGAATATTTTGCCCCTTGTTATGTAAAAGCTGCTCCTGGAGAAAAGAAGGCTGTCTATGCCCACGAAGATTCTATATTTGTAAATATATATCCAAATCCCGATAATAAAACAGACTTAAATGAAATAGAAAATATTTGGGTAGCTAAAAACTATTTAGAATATGAAGAATTTAAACAATTAAAATAATAATATATGTCGTATGTCGCAATTGGAGGAGCCTCCATAAGTATAATTGGCGGTTTGATTGGTGGCGCAAGTGCAAAAAGCGCTAGAAGAGCAGCTGAAGCTAGAGCCAATGCTTTAAATGCTCAATTAGATAGTTTAGAAAGATCAAGACAAGCAATTATAAACCCTTATGCCGCAACTAAAGATTTAAGCGGAATGGCAAAAGATTTATCAGGTACTGTTCAAAATGAATATGCTAATTTAGGTGTAGCCACGCAAGCTGCCAATTTCCAAGCAGAGGAAGCGGATATATCTTTAGCTAATACATTGGATACTTTAAGGGCAACGGGATCTAGTGCTGGCGGAGCTACTGCTTTAGCACAGGCTGCTTTGCAAAGTAAACAAGGAATATCAGCTAGTATAGAACAGCAAGAGGCTCAGAATGAGAAGTTAAAAGCTGAAGGAGCAATGGAACTTGGTAAGTTAAAAATGGCGGAAGCCCAAAGAGTTCAAGGCATACAAATGAGCGAAGCTGAAAGAATGCAAAATGCAGAAAATGCAGCTAGCCAATTTAAATATGGAGAAACTGAAAAACGTGAATTAGCTAAGATGGATAGAGTAAGTGCTCAATTAACAGGAGCGCAAAATCAAGCCGCTTCGGCTGGTGCAGCAGAGCAATCCGCATTAGCAGGTATGTTTAGCGGTGTTGGGAGTGCTGTTACTGCTGGGTTGCAAACAAATGCAGCTAAAGGTAATGCGAATTTAGCAGCTGGGTTAACAAGAGGCGGAAAAGAGAAAAAATAAAAAATATAATATATGGGAAGTTATTCAAATCCAGAGCAAATAAAAGATTATTCAGGAGAAATTGCAAACGCTTGGAGTAGAGCTACAGAAAATGTTGTAGGCGGTATTATAAAATATGGAGAAGAGAAGCAAGCAGGATACCAAGAATTGGCAAAAAAATATAATGAAAACTCTTTAGCTGTAAAAAAGTTAAAGCAAGGTTATTATGGAAAATTAGGCGCTATGGCAGAAGGTTATGGCGGCGCAGATTTTCATGCTACATTTGATAAGTACGTTGATAGGTATGCCGAAGTAAGCTTAAGACTTGCTAACAAAACGTCTACAGACGAGGCTGCAGATATGAAAACATTAGCCGCTATTGATAATTCAATAAATCTTACTAAATCGGGTATTGAAAATTTAATGTCATATAAAGAAAAATATCAAAAAGCAAATACATTAGCAGGAAAACCAGGTGGGTTTGATATTACACAAGATGTTGCCAAGGTAAATGCTTTTGGCTCATTATATGGCGATCTACCGGCAGAAAAAACTATAAATATTATAGAAGATCCCGTTACTAAAAACCCAATATCTGTTAGTTTCGGGTTTAAAGGTAAATTAGGAGGTGCAGATTGGGGAACTAGTATAGATTCTGTAACTTTAGGGAAAATTGGAGATTTTGGAATGTCTGCGTTGCCTATTATACCGGATCCGGATGAAGACATTGGAGCAGCTCTAACTCAAACTGATTTATATAAAAAGGTTTCAATTACCGATAAATCTGGCGCTATATCTGCCCAGGTAGAAGGGCCTTCTGATGATTTTTATACTATATCTGATCAACCTGACAATACCTCTATACAAGGTAAAGTTGTTGTGAATAAAGTTGGTAGTTTAAATAAAACTAAGTTTGCAGAAGCTTTACAGAACAATAAAATTTTTCAAACAAAAGTAGATGGTTATATTGGAAACCCCGGTAACGCCGCTGCTCTAATGAATAATATTTTAAGGAAGCCGGGTGATAACACTAAATATACTGGGGATATGTTTATTACAAATGAAAACAATATTAAAGACGAATTTACTAAACAATTAGCTTTATACGTTGCCGGTACTCAAAAGCCAACAAAACAAATTACGGACAATTTAGGGCAGCCAATATCTGAAACTAGAGAAGCTACCGCAAAAGAAAATGTTGATTTTCAAATTAAATTAAATGATAAATCAAAAGGCGAGTGGGGAGAAAAAGAAGCTAAAAGAACTATTCTATCTAAGAGCCCAAAAGGAAGAATTACATATTATAAAGATCCAAATAAAGCCCCAACATTTGAAGGTTTGCCTAATTAAAATACATTAAAATATGCCTATATACACTTATAAAGGAATGACGTTTACTGAAGAGGAAGTAGCAGAAAAAGCCAATGAAAAAGGGCTTGATGTTGATACTTATATTAATAAATTTGGTATAAAAAGGGAAGAAGGCGAGATTGAAGAAACCGCAGTTGATGAGGAATCACCAGTGGATGAAAGCGTAATTGCCCCTACTCCTCCAAAGCCAATTACTATTAATAAGGTTAAAAGTGGTATAGAGCCAACAAGATACGATATTGCAAAAAAAGAAGTATTAGCCGAAGTTGAAACTTACAAATCAAGAGAGTTTGACAAAGGCAAAAAAATAAAATATAGTGACGCTCAAATAGAACAAAAAATTAAGTATAAGCTTAATGAACCTCAGCCTGAGGATATAAGAGCATCGTTAAAAACTTATCCTGAGCAAATAAAAAAGGATGTTCAGGAATTTAGAGCAAAAACTGCTTTTACACCTGAAAAGATAGCTGAGTTAAATGCGGAGTTTGAAGATTATAGTAAACCAAAAACTTATACTTATGCTCTTGGAGAACATACTACAAAACCATTTGCAAAAGAAATTAATGAAATAAGATCTGATCCGGGTAATTCAGGATTAACAGAGTCAGAAATATTAGAGGTAGCTAAGAAAAACAAAAGAAGAGACTTAGCTTCAACAGCAAAGTTAGCTTTGGCTCGCGATTATATGAACTCATTGTCTTTATTTGGTAAATCTGACAAGCAAAGAGGGATAGAAAGTTATCTTGAAACAGAGAAAAAATATTTTAAAGCAAAAGAGAAAGAAACATTATCTGCCAACGCCGCCTTAAATATAGAATACCAAGTTGGACAAGCGGATTACAATAAGGCTAGCGATGAGTTAGCTGTAATAAATACTAAGGATTTAAAATCTCCAGCTGAAATTGAAGATTATAACAATAAAGTAAGAACAGTTAATGGCTTAGCTGAAGACATAAATGTTACTCAAAAAGCTATAGAAAAAGGGGATGAAGAATTTGTGTTTAGCGGAAAAAGATTAGAGTCTTCTAATTTAGAATACGACGCTGCCAAAAGACACTATGGTCTTGAAAATCCAATTGTGAGGACTTTAGATACTTTTAAAAATCTAGGCGCAAATGCTGCATTAGCTGGGTCAATGACATCCGATTTAGTTACATATATACCAAGGGCATTGACAAACATTGCTGCAGGATTAGACGATACTGAATTATTAACCACAACTACTAAGTTATGGGGGATAGATAATATATTAGATATTCAAAGACAAGAAGAATATTTTGAAAAAGATACGGCGGATAATGGTATAAACATTGCAAAGCATGCCGGCAATCTTTTAATATCACAACTTCCTAATATTGTACTTGCCGCAGTAACCGGAGGAGGCTCTGCTGCTGCGTTAGAAACTGCCGCTGTAGTATCTGAAGAAACTATTGCTGCTAATTTAATTACAAAATTTGCGGTATCTACTGTTGAAAAAAATGGACTTGCTAGAGTAATTGGTAGAAATATATTAACGGAAGCTGAAGAGTCTGCTGCTATAAAGGTTATTGACGGTGTTGGTATAAATGGAGCTGAAAGAGCTTTGCTAAAAGAAGGACTAAATAAAGCGGTCACAACATCAGAAAAGAATGCGTTTAAATCAATATTAGCTAAAGCAACAGAAGCTGAAACACTAGCGTTGCCAGAGGCGTCTGTACAAGCTGGATTAAGATCAGTAACTGCTGCAGCGGCTGGAACCGCAGGCGAATCATCAACTGCGGATGCATTGTCATGGGCTTTAAATAAAGTAAAAATTACAACCCCAACTGAATTAGGTATTTTTGCTGGTTCTATGGGTGGTAAAGCTTCTGAAGAAATATATACTAATTCATTGCCGGCGTCTGATGGTGGAACAAACTTTAGTGGAGGACAAATATTATTATCTTCTGCATTATGGGGTCTTGCAGAAACAGCGGGTGAAAAAGTACAAATAAAATTAGTTGGCGGATGGGGAAGAACTATTTCATCAGCACTTGATGCAACTCCTAATATAATTGGAGACATAGCTAGAGTTCAATTTAAGAATGTATTTAAGAAAGGTGTTGGCATTGCAAAAGAACAGTTTAATGAACAAGTATCTGAGCAAGTTACAAATCTTTTTCAAAATACTATTGATAAACACTTACTAAATAAAAACGTAGGTTATTTAGATAATACAGGAGTGGTATTTAAAGATACTGCTTTATTAACCGGTTTAATGACTACTGTTCCGCATTTAGCCGGCGCGGTAATAAGACCATTTTTAGTTAGTGCTGAGCAAAAACAGATAATGAGTATAAGTAAAAAAATGATACCATTATTAGCAGAGTTGAAGAAGCCTATATCTAATGCTCAAAAGAAAATAATAAACAATCAAATAAAAGAGTTAACGGTTCAAAGCAGTGAATTGCACCAAAAGGCAATACAGGGAATTGGAGACATGTCTGTTAATTCATGGAACACTGTTGTTAGTAATGTTCGGGCTTTAAGTAATATAAAATTACAGGCTAAAGAAATATTTGAAGGTAGTAGTGAGAATAAAAAACTATTATTAGAAAATTTACAGCAAAAATATAACGAAGTAAATAGATCTACGGCTAATATATTAAGTAAGACTAGGGATCTAAACGATATTGGTTTATTTGGCAGTATGGCAATTGAGGATAGAAGAGTAATTGTTCAAAACTTAACAGAAATAGAAAGGTTAGATCAATTAGGCAAAGGGAATGCTTCTACCGCTAGTTTACATGCTCCCGCTATAAAGGAACTAAAAGATCAAAATTCAAATTTATTATTAAATAACTCTAATAAGAATTTAGAACAAATTATAGCGTCTGTAAATAGAATATATGGAGATTTAGGCGAAACAACTAGTAGGGTTATTGATGCTAACTCTGCGTTTGTTACAGCAAAAGAACAGGAATTGAAAGAAGCTTCTATAGGTAAAACACCTGAAGAAATTGCAGTGTTAAAAACTAAGTTAGCCGAAGAACTAAAAAATTCTAATGTAAAAGAGGTAACTGCGGAATTTAAAAGACTAAAGAATGAAAAATATAAAAAAGATATTGAAGGTAAGTCTCCTGAAGTTGTAGCGAAATTAAAAGAACGACTTGACGCGGAATTGTCACAGTTTGACATTGACACTAAAGAGGCTAATGTAAATGCATTTAACGTGTCATTACCAAAGGTCGATGAAAATGGAGATTTTGTTAAAGATAAAAGAGGGCGTATAATATCTGATGACGTTATATTAACTAATAAACGTGTAACGGAAGCCAGCGCTGGATCATTGAGCTCTAAAGGATTGGATGCCGGAACTAAAGCGTCCCATGAATTACTTCATGTATTATTTGCAAAAGCTTTTGGTATTGATCAGAATGCTTTTGTGCCTATGGCTAACGCTTTAATTAATCATATCGCAAAAGAAAATCCAAGATTAGGAGTAGGTATAAAAAGATATATCGATGCTTCTTATGAAACCTCCAATGAAGGCGTAAAAGCAGAAGAATTAATTGTTTTAGTGTCCGAGTTAATATCATCTGGGGAATTAAAATATAATGAATCATTCTTTAAAAAAGTAGGTATAATGTTAACTACCGCTTTAAATAATGTATTAGGCATACCTCAAATAAATAAAGCGCAAGGCGTAAAACTTAATACTGGTAAAGATGTATATGACTTTTTAGGAGGTTATAGTAAATCATTTAGCAGCGGCGAATTGTCTCCAGAGTTTAAACAAGCATTGGAAATAGGCATTAGCGGAAAATTAGTAGGCAAAGCAGGGGAAGCTACAAGAGGAACATCTTTCTCTAAATCCCCGTCGGATTTAGTAAGGCAAAAACTAGTGGATCTTGAAGAAAATATATTTGATTATGATCCAGACGAATATGACCAAGAGGTCGCTAGATTAAAAGGGGAGCTTAAGCGAGCTATCGCAAAAGAAGCGACTGCCCCTGTTGTTAAGAAGGAAGTAACAGAAGAAGATACTGTTAAAGAAATAATTAAAAATGAAAGCGGTTCAATATCGTCTAATAAGGTTCAACAAATTTACGAATCTAAAGGTTTAGAAGGGGCTGCCGATATAATAAAGTTATTTAAGCCAATTACTAATAAAATAGTTGATAAGCGTAGAGACGCTCCGGATTTTGATAGAGAATTACTTACCGACGAAATTGAAACAGGCGTTGGTGGTATTTTAGATTTAATTACAAAATATAAACCAGAATCAGGAACGCCATTAGCTGCTTGGATAAATAAATATTTGCCGGTTAGGGCAATTGCAACATCTAGAAGAATATTAGGAAAACAATTTAGCAAAGATGCTGCAGAAGAAAAAGGTTTGATGGCTACAGAAACGGCTGATCAAGGGTTCTCTGAAACGGCAAAAGAAAAGCCAAAGTATAAGAATGCATTAGAATCAAAAGTTTTTGCTCCAGAAGTCTTAGA